GCATAAGGGGATCTGACATGATCCGAGACGGTCCGAGCTAAGCTTTGTGAATGTCTTTTTGTGAGTGTGAATT